AATTGTCAATACCCTGTACATGTACAGGTTTTTAAGGACTAAAGTTGAAAAATAACCTAAATAAAGGTATAGAGGGTCTTGTACATATTGACGTATTCTGCGTTAATTTGGTATACTTACTCTCACATTAATTAAGGAGACAAACGTATGAAGAAGTTTCTAATCAACGCAAGATACTTCATTGCACCATCACTAATTCTAGCAACCATGTTTGGTGTGTTAGCAGGTGGGCCGTGGGTATGGACTGGTTTAGTCTTACTCGGTGTAGGTATTATTGTAGACACTCTCACAAAGACTCAAACGCCAGGAGCAGGGTTTGATGAAAATGGTGAGACCTATGGTATTCCATGGCTGCAAAATGGAGTGATGTACGGAATGTTGGGTGTATTTGCATTACTACAAATTACACTTGCATGGCGTATCTGGCAATACACAACTGGTGTACCAATCAGTGAGGGAACTCTACTGGGTATGACAATCCAAGAAGGTATTACTGGGGCACAACTAATCGGTGCAGCTATTTCAACAGGTATCTTTGCTGGTATTGGTATTATCTACGGACATGAACTGGCACACACAAAGGGTTTCAGTTTTTCAATTGCTCGTATGATGATGGCATTATCAGGTAAAGCACACTTCTGTTATGCACACGTTTACAATCATCACCTAGAGTTAGGACATCAAGACGACCCAGCAACATCACCTCGTGGTCGTAGTCTCTGGGCACACTATCCATTATCAGGTTTAGGGCAGTCTAAGTTCCTATTCCAAATGGAGAAACAACGTCTAGATCGTTTAGGTCTGCCATTCCTATCATGGCAAAATCGTTGGATTCGTGGTTATCTAATGTCACTACCAACAGTAGCATTGTTCTTCTTTGCAGGTGGTTGGATTGGAATCGGTTGTTTGGCAATCGTGTGGTTCATTTCAAACTTTGAGTTAGAAGCACTCAACTACTTAGAGCACTATGGTCTAATTCGTGAAAAGGGTCAACCAATTGACTATCGTCACTCATGGGATAACTCAACTGCATTTACAAGTTGGTTCTTCATTGAGATTGGTCGTCAAGGTGATCACCATGATCGTGGTGAGACACACTTCTGGGAGTTAGACGAAGTGGGTTCACCAAACTGCGGTAGTGGTTACTTCACACTATTTGCTCTTGCAATGATTCCACCAGTGTTTCACAAATACATGAATGATAAAATGTTAAAGTGGGATAATGAGATGGCATCAGAAGGTGAATTAAAGATTGCCAGAGAGATGAATAAAGTCGCTGGTTACGCTTAATCACTAAACACATATGTGTCGATAATAAAGGGAGTCTTTTTAGACTCCCTTTTTATTTTATAAATACTAGAAAAATGAAGGTAATTACACATGGCCATACCAAGTTCAAAAGCTACTCTTAAAACATATTGTCTACGAGCTCTAGGTTTTGGTGTCATTGACATCAACGTATCAGATGACCAAGTAGATGATCGTTTAGATGAAGCACTTCAATACTTTGCTCAATATCACTATGATGGTGTTGAACGTATGTATTTAAAACATCAAATTACCGCTGATGAGCTCACTCGTGCATTACAAAATACTACGACAACTGCAACAGATAAACTTGATGGCACGATTACTGCAAACTGGTTAGAAGGTAAAGGTTTTATACCAGTTCCCGATACAGTCGTATCTGTGGTTCAAGTATTTTCTTTTGATGATCAGGCGACAAACAATATGTTTGATTTACGATACCAGTTGCGATTGAATGATTTATATGACTTCTCATCAACCTCTATCATTCACTATGAAATGACACAACGTCATTTAGATTTTCTTTCTCATCTTTTAGTTGGTGAAAAACCAATTCGATTTAATCAACATCAAAATCGTTTATACATTGATATGGATTGGACAAATGATATTACAGCGGGTGAGTTCCTAGTTATTGAATGTTATCGTAAATTAGACCCAGCATCTTATACTGATATTTTTGATGACATTTATTTAAAGAGATATGCAACTGCACTTATTAAAAGACAATGGGGTGCAAACTTATCAAAGTTTAATGGTGTAGCAATGTTAGGTGGTGTCACCATGAACGGAGAGCAAATCTATAGTCAAGCAATTGAAGAAATTCAAAGACTTGAAGAACAAATTCAACTACAGTTTGAGACACCAGTTGACTTGATGAGAGGATAACTCTATGGCCGTCAATACTGCGTTTCATACAAATAATGTTGCAGCTCTTGCTAGTGAACAAAATCTCTATGCAGATTTAGTTAAAGAAGCAATACAAATATATGGTCATGATGTTCACTATGTTGATCGTACACTCATTGCACTTGATGATGTATTAGGTGAGGACTCCCTATCACAGTTTACAGAGCAAGCAAAAATTGAAATGTATGTTGAGGACTCTGAGGGTGGTTATCAGGGTGACAAAGAAATACTATCACAGTTTGGATTAGAAAATCGTAATGAAATTACTTTTGTGGTCAATAAGACACGTTTTCAAGATATACAACATCAAATATCCATTGAGACAGCAACAGATACAACGTCTGGTTCTATACTTTTAGAAGATGGTACAATTACATCAACAACGACAACTAATATCTCTGCGTCTTTTGAGGAAGCGTACTTACGTTCAGAGGACACTGCCACAAATGCTGACAGACCACAAGAAGGTGATTTAGTTTATCATCCAATTGTAAATAAAATATTTGAAATTTATTTTGTAGACCATGATGAGCCATTTCATCAGTTAGATAATAATCCTGTTTTTAAATTAAAGTGTAGACAGTTTGAATATAGTTCAGAAACACTTGATACTGGTGTCACTGAAATTGATGTTGTTGAAGATGAGTTAAGTATTGATTCACTACAACATCAGATTACTCTTGAACAGTCAGGTGTATACAACGAAAGAATTAGATTATCTGAGGGTTTGTTATTAAATGAAGATGGTAGTGGTGACTTTATCATCTTTGAAGATGATGATACATCTGCTGGTGAAAGTATACTACTTGAAAGTGATGCAGACAGTGGTGATGCATCATATATAATACAAGAGGACTATATAATAGGTGACAGAAGCACAGATAAGACTGCACAGAATGAGTTCTTTGAAGGTGCAGATGATACAGTGTTAGATTTTTCAGAATCAAATCCATTTGGGGATGTAGGGAGTAGCTCATAATGTTAGGTGATCAATTTTATCACGAAACTATTCGTAAAATTATCGTATCTTTTGGTACAATGTTTAATGACATTCACATTGTTCGTAAAAACAATAGTGGTGCTATCACACAAAGTATGAAAGTTCCTTTGGCGTATGGCCCAAAACAAAAGTTTTTAGTTCGATTAGATCAAGATGCTAGTTTAGATAGTAAGGTTTCAATTACACTTCCAAGACTTGGTTTTGAAATACAAAATTTATCGTATGACGCAACTCGTAAGTTAAATCGTGTACAAAAGTTTAAGAAGGTGAAGTCAAGTTCAACAGATGCAGATAAACTTGACACACAATTTATGCCTGTACCATATAACTTAGACATACAATTATATGCCATGGCAAAACAGTCTGATGATGCTTTACAAATTGTTGAACAAATACTTCCTTTCTTTCAACCAGACTATACACTAACAGTCAATGATATGGCAGACATGGGTATTAAACGAGATGTACCTATTGTTCTTAATAGTATTGATTATGAAGATAACTATCAAGGTGATTTTGCAGAACGGCGTGCAATTATGTACACACTAAGTTTCACTGCAAAGTTTTACTTGTATGGGCCTGTTACTGCAAGTTCTGTTATTAAGAAAGTCCAAGTCGATCAATATACAGATTTACCTGATAAACTTCCATCAAGAGAACAAAGATATACTGTCACTCCAAATCCAGTAAGTGCAGACGCAGATGATGATTTTGGATTTAGTGAGACCTCATCTTTTTTCCAAGATGCTAAAAACTTTGATGAGACTAGTGGCACAGATCAATGAGTACAAAATCAATTGATGATGCTTTAGGTGTTGAGAGTCAAGAACAGGAGTTGCTTCCTCGTAAACCATCAACGCCTGTAATTAAAAAAGGTGAAGAAGATGTTGATACCGATTATGAGTATCAACGACAAAACTTTTATAATTTAATTGAACGTGGGTCGGATGCAATTGAAGGTATATTGGAAGTTGCACGAGAATCAGAGCACCCAAGAAGTTATGAAGTCGCTGGTAATTTAATTAAACAAGTGGCAGAGGTGACAGAAAAACTTGGTCAACTACAGACTAGAATGAAACAACTGAAAGAAGTTCCCAATAGTGCTCCCAAGAATGTTACCAATGCCCTGTTTGTAGGCTCAACAGCTGAACTACAAAAAATGTTAAA